GAGATAGCGTAATATTTGTGTTTGTAAATGTTGACGAAATTGTGTTACCAGTAATATCAATACTAGAACCACTAGAGTCCATACCCTGTAAATCATACAACTCGTCAAAGTTATTATTGATTTTGAGCATCGCGGCTCTTAAGGTATCGCCGGATCCAGAGTTAATAGCACCTATTTGAATACGTTGTTTGGTCATGTATGAGTGTATTTAATCCAAACTAACTCGTTGGTTGGTTGAACTGTGCTGAGGAAATATTATGTAATATCGTTGTATTGATCTAGGTTCCAAGCACCATTGGCAAACACACAAGTTGCCAGTGTACGTTTGGGTGTTGTTGAATCACCTGCTTGATTACCTATGAAAGGACTCCACACATAAGTGGCTAACACATCTCCATCATCTGGATCTCTAACCTGTGTTATTGTGACTTTTGTATTGGCAACATTTCCTATCACTGAATCGCCTCCTGCAATTACAAAGTGCATGATTTGACCTTCTGTGCCTGCGGCTAATGTGTAATCTGCTTCACCTACTGCTAGTGAATGCACTGTTGCTGTTAAAGATAATGCAGTGGTTGATGTTGCTAAATCATCTACTGGTGTCATTATGGTTGCACCGGGATGTGTAATTGCTCCGTTGAATGTTGCATTGCCTGCCTCTGACATGTCAAGTGTTAAAGCAGTAATTGTTGAAGTGTCATCTAGTCCTTTAAACAAAATATCATTGTTATTGCCCATTGATTTTACAACAAGGTCGGAAGACACTCTGCTGATCCTTCCAAACTCTGTACCATCATCCTGTAATTTTATATCAGCACCGTTGGCATCTATAATTAAATCACCTTCAATGTCTAGTGTTAAATCGCCAGTCGACAAATCAATTTCTGTGCCATCGATTGTAATGTTATCAACAACCACACCTGCGTTGGATGTGATTGTACCTGATGTTGTGATGTTTCTCAAACCTGAAGCTATATCTGCGTCTTCATTTAGCACTACTGCTTTATTGGCCGCCCCAGCACCATTTGTAATACCGTCTATTTTTTCTAAATCAGTTTCGTCTATTACTGCTGATCCAATTGTAAATCCTGTTCCTGTAACAACTCCAGATGAAGTAATAGCACCAGATGTAATAGCACCGGATATTCCTAATGCTCCATCAACACTTATGGTAGTTGAATCTTCTGCTCTCAATGTGCCTGCTAATAATAAATCATCTTTGATTGTGATGCCTGTTGAATCTAAAGAACTTAATTCATTCACAGTGAGCAACTCACTATCTAATGCTATTGTCAAAGTTTGTGTACTAGATGTTGATGTTGTAATTCCATTGCCGCCTTTGATATGCAATTCTTGTGTAGGAAGATTAACTTCCATTGTGGTTGAATCATCACCAAATATTTTTAAGTCAGCACTTGTGGCTCCTAATAATTCTGATGCTTCTCCGCCATCAATTGCACTGTTAATAACAAATAATCCTGTACCGCCCACGCTCGGTGTTTTGGCATAAAACTTTGATACAGCGGCAGCCGTTGGGTCTGCTTGATTATTAGCAAATGTTAAAAAGTCATCTATAACAACCAAATTACTTGTTGCAGTTAGTGTTATATTTTCCCCAGATCCTGATGCTATAGAATTTATTCCTGTCATGGCCGCGTCAACATTAATTGTTATAGTATCGCCGCCTGCTGTGGTAGAAGTTGTAACACTGTTACCGCCTTTTATTGCCAGTGTAGCTCCTTCTTCTATTGTGATTGCTGTTGAATCATCTCCTGACACAACGATAGTTCTGCTGTCTACATAACTTTTACTTGCGGCATGATTTGCATCGGTTGGTGTTGTGGCTACTTTAAGTTGTCCTAGTGTTACATTTGATATTGCTGTAACAGTTGCTTCATGAGTTGTTGTTCCAACAACAAAATTATCATCACTAGCATCCCAGTATAATAATGCATGATTTTCCGAGCCTCTGTTTATGAACAGTCCCCCGTCTTCTCCGTCTGCTGTAGAATTGTTTCTGTTAACCTCTAAAAACGGATCTTCTAATGTAGTAGTTGTTGAATTCAGTGTTGTTTGTGTTTCAACTTCTAGATTGGAAATTCTTACTCCTGTTGAACCGCCATTTTCTGCAAATGCTGTTAACAAGTCACCTGATGTGACAGTTCCATCCGGCGAAACTGCTTTCAAAATTAATTTATCTTGTGCTTGTATTACCTTCATATGAAGTATTTATAGATATCAAGAGAAGAGGGGCACAATGGCCCCTCTCCAAATACTCAAATAATTGCTTACTTGAATGTGATGTTTGACATACTAATTCTTGCAAGATAGTCAGCCGCATTACCTAGTGATGATGCTGTGTTTGATAACTCAACATAACCATATCTAGTTAAGAAACTTACTACTGGCTCGAATGTAGATGGGTCAAGTACAACGCCTGAGCTCATTAACGGAATGTATGGGCAATAGAACGCAGGAGCATCTGCTTCAGATGGTCCTTTATATCCTACTAATACATCAGTACCTGTAGCTGCATAACCGTCTACATAGACTCTCATTGAGTTGTTTAAAGTTCCAACAAATTTAGTATTTGTCGGTGCTTCAAATACACCCTCTGTAGATCTAGCAAACGCAGAAGTTGTAGCAGATTGCAACACAGTTAATGCTTCAGAAGAAACAACAGCGTAGTTACCTGCGCCACGTCTTGTTCTTTGAGCAATTAAGTTTGCTTGTTGGTTGATCAATACAGCTAATGCCGCATGTTCGTCACCAACAAATGTTGCTGTACCTGAAACAGCAGACTGATCAAAAGCCGCCGCCGCAGAACCTGCCAAAGATCTTAATGAAGTAAGAATCTCTTGGTCAATCTCTGCAGTAATCTCTTGAGCTAATGCCGCCATGATTTCTGCTTCGATGTCTACGCCTTGCTGTGCTTGTGCGTCTTGTGCCGCTTCAAAAGTCCATCTAGCTGATAGTTTTCTTGATTTAGCTTCAACAACTTGTTTTAGGATCTGCACGTTTAATTTCTTACCTGCCGCTCCTTCTAAAGTTGCTGTTGCACTACCTTTTGCAGGATCCGAATCGTTTCCTGAATAAGATGATGCAATTTTGAAAGGTGATAATGCTTCGTCACCAGCAACGATGTTTGTAGCACCGCCTGTTGTTGTGTCAGCATATCTAACTCTCAATGTGTGAATTTGACCAACTGGGCCAGTCATAGGTTGTACACCTACTAGCTCGTTAGCAATCACTGTTGGCATAACCCTACGGATTACAGGCAAAATAACTCTGTTCAGAGTTGCCACGTTACCGGCGCTTGTTGCACCAGTAGTAGCTTGTTCTGACAAGTATCTGCGTGTATTCTCTAGGATTACATCCAATGTTTTGGCTTTAGAACCCTCAACACCTTCCATTAAGGCGCCTTTGGTTTCTTGCCATTTGTGTTCTAGCAATTGGGATGTCATAATTTTCTCCTTAGTTAATACCTGCTAATTTACGGATGTTTGTTACATCCTGATCTTGTTCTTTTGCCTGTGGTGTTGCCTGTTTGTTGCCTGTTTTTTCTGTTCTTGACTCAGAAATGATTGAAGCTTTTTTAGCATCTTTCATAACATGTGGAAGATACTTGTTGAAAGCAGTTTTTAGACTGTCTGTTTGAACTGTTTCTAACAGATTGCCCATAACTTCTTTCTTATCACCTGAAAGTGGACCTAACATTTCATTAAGAACTTTGTCTCTTCTGTGTCTTGCTTCAATTTTATTTTTTTCAATTGTAGCAGACTCATGAAGTTTAGTTTTCTCACTAACTTGTTTTGTCGCTTCGTCGAGTTTTTTCTGCATCTTGCGAATTTCAGAAGTCTCATGTAGGTAAGAAGTTAGATACTCTGAAGTATATGCTTCAAAGATCTTACGTCCAAAATTGTTTTCCCTAGCAGTTTTGATGTCTTCTTTAAATTGAGTCATCTCTTTAGTGATATTCTCACTCACTACTTGTTCTACAATTTTACTTGCTTTTTTAATGAATGCGTTTCTAATTTCAGCAAATTTTTCTTTTGCTTCTTTAACTAGTTTCACACGAGTTTCTACAACAGATCTCTTATCAGTTTCGAACTCAGTTAATTCTTTAGCAAGTGATGTTGTCACAAAACTTTCTAAAGTTTTAATTTGTTCTGCCATTGATTTTCTGTCTGCTTGTAACTCTGCCATTTCATTAGCAAGTTGACGAGTAACAAACTTCTGAAGTGTTTCCATGTGTGGTTTAACACCTCGTTTGTACATTACTCTTTGGGCCGCTAGTTGTTTCTTATCTTCAACAAATTCTGCAATCTCTTTTTGCAAAGCTTCGTTTACTAGTCGGTCCGTTGCTTCTACCATAACGGACTTGTCATGTTCGTATCTTGATGCAAACTCTTCTCTAACTTCAGTCTTAGCTTCTTCTTTAACTTCCGCTAACTTAACGTCCCATGCCTCTTGAATAGCGGCACGAGTGTCTTCAGTTACCAAGTCTTTGTCAAGGAGTTGTTTGATTACATCTAACATAATTGTTCTCCTTATAGTTTAAGATCTCTTATTAAAGAGATCACTCCTTCTTTTAGATGTTTTTGCACTCTTACATCTTCTCTTGCCGCTTTTGCAACGCCTATTAGTTTATGACCGTGTCTCATATTAAGGAGACCTTCATAAATTGGAGTTGGGTAAGCATTTGGAGCCGATGGTTGAGCCACAACATCCACGGTAATAATATCAAATTCTGATACGTTCCCTGATGCCTCGTCTACGTTGCCTGATCCTCTGGATGATACGCCTAATTTTACGCCTGATTGTAACATTGTTTCTACTAATTTTCCCATTGGTGTTGGGAGAATCTTTAATTTACCATATCCGTTATGTCCATCCATCCACATGCTTGTTAACATGTGAGAAACTCGATCTAAATTAATCTTTAAATCTTCTGGATGGTCGACCTCGCCAAGGACGCTTGAGCCCCCGGCGATTTGATCGGATATTTTGCTTACTGCTTTATTAATTTCGAAAGTAGGATACACTCTCTGGTTTGCATTTTTAACGTTACCTTGAATGCAAATGCCTTTCATGTACAAGTCCTTACCTTCGTTATTTGTTTCAACCACAACTTGTGCTTGATCAAATGTTAGGTGTTCTGACAGTACTTGCATTATCCTATTTCCTTATTTTGTAGCAACTGGTGATTTATCAGTTGATGCAGTGTCAGTCTGTGGTGTCGGAGTGCCTTCAGTTGAAACTTTATTAATTCCACCTGCATTCTTAAAATTTCCGCCCATAACTTTCGCTGTGTCGCCTGTTAATGCTTTTCCAACGCCGCCTTTTTCTTCGCCGCCTTGGTCCATTTTTACTGGAGATGCATTGTTCATTGCTTTATTTTTTGAAGCAACTACTGATTTTTTTGAATCAGCACCTGACTCTTTGCCCATTTTTTCAGCACCATGACCGTCTTTAACCATGTTTGCATACTCTTTAACAATAGTGTCAGCGTCTTTTGAATCTGTGCTTTCAAAAGGTGAAATACCTTCTTCTGGCTGATCATCGTCACTGTCCATCATTTTTGCAAACTCAGCTTTTAACTCGTCTAGTTCTTTTTCTAATGGAGCAAACATTTCTTCTGCTTCAGGGTCAGCATCGCCGTCACCGTCCATGTCCATGTCGCCGTTATCGTCGCCATTTTCGTCTCCCATGTCAGCCATATCGTCGCCTTGTGCTTCTGCTTCAATGTCTGAAATTAAATCGTCAGTTTGATCGCCGCCGATTTCTTCAATTGTTTCTTCACTAGATTCAGTAGCTTCATCAACTTCTTCATCTTTTTTCATTTTCTTTTTCTTTTTGTCGTCGCCGTGCATAGCCTCGTCGACTTCATCAGTTTCTTCTTCTTTAACTTCATCAGTTTCAGCATCGTCATCATTGTCAGATGCTTCTTCAACTTCATCAGTTTCCGAAGTTTCCTCTACTTCTTCGTCTTCAGCAAGGATTCCTTCATAAATTTGTCTTGATTTCTCTACAACAATTTCATGAAATAGCTTTTCAGCCTCGTCCTTTTGCTCATTAACGAGTAAGTCTAGGAGTGTTTCAAATTTAGACATGATAGTCTCCTTATTTGGTTGATTAAGTTTGTATTTAAGGTTGTACGGCAGGTTGCCCCTTTTAAGGGGTCTTTTTTGACATTTCCTGTAGGTGTTCGTCAAATATACTATAATTTATGTCTATCCAATTGGACTTAACTGCAAGTTTATTGGGAGATTTTTGATTATCAAGCACTACATGGTAAAAATTTGCACTTTTATGATTATCACAATTTGTCACCATTTGATTGAGCCAGTTGCCAAAATATGTTCTTCCAGAACTTGACTTGCGATATCTTTCTTGGCCTTTATACATATTATTAAGTTTACTACCTGCTTTTTCATCCACTTTGCCGTCTGCTGTAACCCCAAAAAAATCCATTCCAATAATATAAATTGTTTGAAACTTTTTGTATTCCAGTGCTAGTCTTGTTGCTGTTGGACCTGATGACCAGCCCCAATCTTTTTGCAATCTTTTTGGACGAGGGTCTTTGATGCCGCCTCTAGGATATGTCCAGTGTTCAGTTTTGTCTGGAACATTGCGTTCACACAGCCACTTGACTGTTGCAATATCAACACTGACCAGTGCATCTGGCCAGAAGTTTTCCACTATAGGTAAAACATTCATTCCTATAATGTATCCTTTGTCACGCATTTTGTTTAGATCAAAACCTTTGCGTGATTCTCCGTTTGCTATAATAAAGCAAATATCACCTTGCGGACGATATGAGGTGTCTTTGGGTGGCACTTCTCTTTCGATGTCACGCGGACTTACCTTGGCTTTGCTGGCGATTTCTCTAAATTTTTCAATATATTTTTGAGGATTTTTTATTTCATCTGGTGACAACCATGCAGATATTTCGCCACTTTTGTTAAAAAGTGTAACAGTGGTCTTGCCTAGTATTGCCGCTTCGCAGGCAGCTACTCGCCATTTGGATCTTCTTGACATTGATGTAATTAATTATGATTATGCAGGAACGGCCGCGTCAGCAATTGACCCGCCATACATCTTTTGATACATTTCTATAGACTTAGATTTTTCTCTGCGTCTTTCATGTATAGTGTGTCTTAATTGATTTATCATTTCTAAGGTAAGTCTTGACTTTCTAGTGTCATCTAGATTGTACACAGTGACATCTTCTTCCTGTGTAATTCTGTTTTGGTCTAGTTCTGTAAAAAATTCAAATAGTTGCATATTGTTATTTAATTAAATTTCTATATCAGTGTCGTCTTCGTCGCCTGCTTCGAGATCTCCGCCTTCGGTATCCATATCTGGTGTTTCAGGAGTTGCATCTGTTTGATTTGATATATCACCTGCTATACCGCCGCCTGTGACGCCAACGTTACGTAAATCTTCACCTTTTACTGCTTCATCTTGCGATTCGCCTTTTTCTTCTGCCCACATCTCCATGTTTTTGGCAAGTTCTTGTTCGCTAAGGCCCAAGAATCGTTGTAAAGCAAATCTTTTACTCAAAT